AACTTTTTTTTTGTCAATTGAAGAAAAGATTGGCTTTTTATAGATAAAAGCTTTTATCAACATTGTTTGAATGTTGTCATAAACAGGGTCGAATAGATCAGAAGGAAGATTTCTTATCGCAACCACACCTTGTTTTATATATCCTTCACGAACAATCAATTCAAAATATAGTTCACCTTCGATTAAAAATTGTCTAAAATAATTCCATCCATTATCTTCCAATTCAAGCATCCCAGCGAATTTTTTAAATTCTTTTTGAATTTCTTCTTTCTCTTTAGAACCCAAATCATCATCATAACGAATACGCAATTTCACGATGTCATCATATTCATCGACATTAATTGCCTCATCACAAATTTCATCCAAAGCATCGGCAACTTCTGAATAAGCTGCCATCATACGGTAATCTCTTAAACGTCCCGGCTTTTCTTCTGAAATAGCCGAATACATGAGTTCACTAAAGGTTTTATCTTGCTGGATCGCTGAATACGCAGTATTGTTCCAATCGTTATTCAGAGCTACCGAATTTTTGGCGATAGCTTCTGGTCTACGCATTCCAACCTTCTGGAAATACTTATATTTCGGATTTTTATTATCTTCTGGTTCTTGTATCGAATATATCATTCGATTTTTAAGGTTCGAACGCAAATCTCTATCATAATTATACCCCCTATTATTTGATGTTGGGGAATAATTTTTTTGTGAATTTGGAGTTGTAGAACTTCCGCTACCAGTCATATTTATTATTTAGGGCGATAATAAAAATATCAACCAATTTGAGTGATCACTTTGTTTAAATTTGTCCAAGATGCACTATTTGAAGTCATTAACGTGTAATTACCAGAAGATAATGCGCTCAATGGAATTTTTATATTGGCAATATTATCATTTAAAACGTTCACATATTCATCAGGTATCTTATAAGCTGAAATTATTGGACTTTTCGCAGTGATCACTTCCTCGAAATCGAAATTGGAAGAATTTGTCCCACTAAGATACCACTTATTATCATACGAAAACCTTTTACCATATAACAAAACATTCAATGGATTATCGATAATAATATCGTCAATAATTTCATTCAAATTAGAATTATCATTGTAATAAAAAGCATTCGTAAATATCGGATAAGCACAGACACTCACAGTTTCGCTGGTAGGATATTGACCAGAAAGTGCTGGATAATCCTCCCACGTATAGACTCTATTTGAAAGTGTGATATCGCTGAATGTCGCGTCAACTTTATAAATTGGTGCAGCTTTTTCATCAATCGATTTGAACAACCAACCTTTAATAGTAAAACTTGTATCTGCCGAAATTCTCCATTTCGTCTCAGGAGACAAGTCTTTTGGATTGGTAATCGAAGAATCACCAGACCATTGGATCTCTGTTCTAATTTCTTCTAGGAAAGGTAAGTCGAAATCTTCTGGTGTCTTCCAAGATACAATAATGTATGGATTACAATTCGTAATGAAGTTCTGAAGAATTTGATCCAAATCTTCTTTAAAATAGCAAATCACCGATACAGACAATTCAATATTGACTGGTATCGGTGTAGGTATTTTGGAGATTTCATTTTCTGTCAGACCTTTATGATAAAAGAATTTATTTTTGTTAAAAATCCTAGAAGTATCTCTCGAAATACTTGTTTGCTCTATTGTTACTACTGGAAGAGTGAGCGTTTTTGCACGATCATTTAAATCATGTAATACACGATGTTTCGGACCATGGACATAACGAACTTGTATTTTTTCTTTGCTTTCTTTCGTATTGTGATCATATCTATATACAAAAGCTTCATCAAAAGCTGAAACGAAAAGGTTCAGCAAATTTGATTGTTCGAAAAAATATGAATATTGTTGCATCTATCTATATTTAGGATGCATGGAATCCTATAGGTCTTGCAACAAAAGCATCTTCGTCAGAATTTTTTTCTTGATTGAAGATTTCAGCCAAAGTCATATCTTTATCAATCGTCACATCCATTTCAAGATAATCTACTAATTTTTTCGCTTCCGATTTTTTCAAAGCTTTGAAATGGTGCTCATAATATAATCTACCTTTACGGAGAAGTGCCTGATCAATCTTGTTGATGTCACAATTCATTGTAGCAATCACTTTTATCTGAAGAGAATCTTTCAAAAATCCATCAGTCAATCCGAGGATATTCTGTGTACCAGAATTTCTTTCAATCGAAAGAATCTCTTCGGCATCCTCAATCAACAAAATAGATTTTTTATTTTGAAGCATGAAAGGAACAAAGTTGGGTGTCGAAATGATAGATACCATTCCGGGTGGAATATAGATGACATCATAAATCGATTCAGTGATCAAATTTTTAATAAAATTGGATTTTCCGCTTCCCGGATCACCATGAAGAATCATCAAATTTCCATTATCCTTTTTCACAAAATCGAAAAGAATATCTTTCGGAAAGTTCTCACCATAATATAAATCATATCTACCATCTTTTATAGTAATATTTTTGAATTTGGTTCTCTGTTTATACAGACCTTGTGAATTTTGGGCAATCATATAGAAGTCTCTGGAATCTTCTTTTATGTGAATTAAATGTTCAAAATCCCAAAAATCTTCAATGAATTTTTTAATACTTTCTTTATTTTTCTCTAATGGACAAAAAGTGAGACTTGTGTTTTCAGAAAATTCTGAATTGAGAGAATACGAAAGTTCATCACCATCATCTTCAACTTCTTCTACGAAATTTTCGTCGATTTCGTATGCCACATTTAGAACTATCATCAAATCTTTTTGAATGAAATACGCATCTTTCATTGTGATATAGTCACCGCATCTCATGGAGGTAAATCCACGCTCTTTCAAAAAAGATACCAGAGAACTTTTTCCAGCTTTTGCTATTCCAAAATCTGGAAGTAATAGAGAGATATATTGAACACTGCCAAATTGTTGAGTATACCTTCCGGGATACCCATCATTCAATTTTCCTTCTACGACATCATCATCCCATAAGATATGATCCAATTTATCTAATAAATCTTGTTTTTTTATTTTCATATTATTTTCCTCTAAATTCTACTTCTTCTGTGTAATCATCATGTCTAAAAGACATAATCGAAACCCATCCTCCTAACATTTTACAAAAACCATACCCCAAAAATTTCCAACCTCTGGAGAGATTAAATTGTAAAATGTTATTGATTTGATCAATTCCTAAATCATCTATATTGATTGTTCTTATATTCATACAAATCTTTCTAAAAAGAATTTTGGTAACTTACTTTTATTTCTTTGAATGGCATCGTAGATAGATCCGTCGAGGATGTATGTCTCACATTCATCTTCAGCAGTTCTAACTCCTCTACCACACGCTTGCACAAGCGTCTTCAACATCATATTAGAATACCATGATTTGTCAACCTCCATCAACTTAGCCACACGAATATCTTTTGTAGGTAGCCAAGGTGCTTTCATGACAATTTGGAATCTTCCAAGATCACCCTTCAAATCAACTCCATACGTCATCGATGGTGACACTAGAACAGTTGGTTCATCACTATTCTCATGAATCTCTAAAATTTCTTCATTCCTAACACCAGCTTCCCGAATCAATAATCGATCTGATTTTATATTATTTTTGATGTAATCTGCCAAGTATTGTGTATGTGTATGGATAATGCCTTTCTCATCGGAATGGTGGTCGAGAATACCTTTGATTTGTTTCATCAAGTCTGGTAATTTCGATTGTAGATTCTTAAAATTCAATTTCTGATTGGTCATAATATGAATTGGTGCTTTCTCTGGGTCGAAACCAGAATCCACATTAATATATTCATAATCAGTAATACCAAGCGACTTACAAAAAGATTTGTGATCAATAATAGTGGCAGACATGATCACGACTCTTTCAGCATATCCAAACAAGTATTTGGATAATTGATCAACTTTCAGAGGAATGAAACGAATTAATTTATCAACCTTTTCAATCAAATATTCACCATATTTGTATGCTTGATCAAGTGTCGTCAGACTACTGTTGAAATTATTCAATTTGGAATACTCATTCTTAATTTTGTTGTATTCGATTTTATCTGCGAGCAATTTACTATCTCCCAATTTATCTTTATACGATTCAATCTTTTTCTGAACTTCACCAGAAACTCTACCAATCCATTCTTGAACTTTCTGTGGAGTTTCTTGAGTAGGAAAAGATGGCATCATAATTCCACATTTGATTAGGAATGGAATGTCTACTTCGCAAGTAAATTGACCGACCAATTGTTCCTCCAATTCAGAACCTTCATCGCAAATTATGATCTCTCGTCTTTTCAGATGATCTGGTAATGAGAAGAACATGCTGTAATTCAATGACGCGAAATGTGAGGTGAGCATCTCATTTCTCTGATTATAATATGGGCATCTGTTTTCTGCCCAACATTCACGCTTCAAATTATTGACATAAATGCATGGTGCGACATCGACGGTAAGTTCGTCATCTACATCACATTGATAATTAGATTGTCCTTTGAGGATTCCAGTATCTTTAAAGGTATCTTGATATTGGTCTTGTAATGACTTGGTAATTGTGAGTGCGAAAGTTCCAAATGATGGAATATCATCCATCAAAACTCCACCATCTTCTCCAAAGATTTTGTATGAATGGACGAGATTTTTAAATTCTAAAGGAACTTCTTTAGATGTATTTGCGATGGTTTTTGCGGTATGTGATTTACCCACACCAGTTGGCGCATCGATGATTACGAATTTTTTACCAGAATCAAAAGCCTTTTCTACCTTTTCAAGAATTTTGACTTGACCTGTTCTGGGCGTGAAACCCTCTGGAAATTTCAGTATGAATTTGGACATGTCACCAGTATAGAGGAGAAAATCAGTTTGTCAAGTGGATGACAATTCTCGCACATAAAGGTAATTGTTGTGTAGATTTGATGATTCGCTTTTGTCCATCAAAAGCATCTTCCAATAAGAATCTTCATTTTTTGGGCAAAATGCACTCAGACAATAATCAAAAATCATATAATTCTCTCGAACATGTATTTTATATGGATAAGTCAACTCCCATTCTTTGGTAGAGTTTTCTGTTTCAAATCTGAATTTTATAAAATTTTGTTTAGTGTTGAATACTCGAATAAATCCATGTTTGATAACTTTATTATCAACTACGAACGAAATATTCTTATAAATCATTTTTTTCAAATATTTGTCAACTCTTTCCATATAATTTCAAATTTTTTATTAATTTATTCGTTCTTTTCTGCTTCTTGGGTTGGTAGGTTGGCAAATCCTCTAAATCATCCATGTATTGCATTTTCTCATTTGCACTCATGGTATACAGAACATTATTATAATACTCCCAAAAATTTTCGGGTGGTATAGCTTGAACAATGTAACATCTTTCCATCGAAACATTTCGATAATCTTGCATAAAGAGATCCCATACAACCACCACATTGTGAAATCTTTCATCTATTTTTTTAGGACCTTCTGGTTTTCTAAAATTCAATGAACGAACTCCATTCTCACTATTAAGAATTTCATTACAAGTGGAGCAGACCATTTTTCTATATTCTGGTCTCCTTGGTGCGCGTTCGGGTCTTCTACGCATAAAGAATATTTCACAAACATTGTTTGCTAATAATCTATCTAATTCTGTTCTCCCAATTTTTCTCATTTCTTATTGGATTCACAAACACCAAACATACGTTGTTCATTTAAGAATAGACCATTTCTTATTCTGCCGTAATCTTTAACTTCCAGATTGGAGATACCGATACCCATATTATTTGGGAACACTACAATATCACCAATTTCTGTATATCGAACATTTGGTCCTACGAGAATTACTTTACCTTTTCTCCATGCATTATGCACCTGATTTACTGGAATCGCAATTCCATTACGAGTGACCCATTCATTACCCAATTCATCAGTTTCAATATCGGCGTATTCTACCAACACGACATCATCGTAAATTTTGGTTAGAACATAATCATTCAAACCAAAGTCAGTAGGTAGTTGCTTATCGCTAAGATCGATATGGGATTTTTGTGTTTTTAAAACATCAATAGATACTTTTTCTTGTTGCATGAATATATTTATTTGTATATTTTCATTGTCAACAATTTAATTTCCTTGAAAATATCCTCTGGAAGTATCGATCATGTCCATCAACAAACGTTCATCATCCGAATATTTTTTGGTATTCTTCGATTTCACGAGAGGACGAGAATTCAGGAATTTTACTTTGAATTTCTTCATCTTCTGTTTCCACTTTTTTTCTTTTGACATAATCGATATTTTTTCTTTTCAATTTTGGAATAATATTTTCGTAAAATCTCAATTGATCTTCCTTATTATCAAATATCTTACCATAAACATTTAAAGTTTCATTTACATATGATACGAAAGATTTATCATACATTGAGAGATATCTTCCAACCATGTATGGGTGAAATTCTTCGAGAATTTCAGAATCCAAAGGTTTTCTATTTTCAAACAGTAGATAGTTAATTGCTTTAAACATTACATCAATTTCAAATCATTTTTGAGAGCATCATGTTGACGTTGGAGAACATGACTTGGTACATTATGAACATTAACATTGTCGTGTCTTTTTTCAAGTATAACAGAAATATATTTTACGTTATATTCATTTGCCTTCTCGACATAATATTGATAATCCGATGGTCGAACATTTGTATTGGCTACGATAATCAATTTCACTGTTTTGTCTTGTAATGCACATTCGAATTTGTTTTGACATGATTTATGGGCATCTCCAAGTTTAGAAGCATCAAAATTATATTTCCCTTTTTGATCATAGAAAAAATCATCAGCAGTACAGATAACTTTTGGTTCTGCGAATAAATTAGCAAATGTTGTTTTACCTGATCCGCTTGTGCCACGAATTATGATGACAAAACGATCAGAATCATTTCCATTAATATTCTCGTAGATTTTAATTATTTCGTTGAATGAGTCCATATTGTATGATTATAATCTAGTTTTTATTTATTATACTTCAGATAAAATAAAGTCTTCCCTGTAAATGTCGTGATTTTTTCTCCCATTAAACCATCTAGAAGGAGCAATAATTTTTTCTTTTTCAATACCTAATAAAGATGCCCACCAAGAAAATGAACTATTACTAATAATTAAATTTTCATAATTGGACATAGCTGCCAAATCACTCAATTCAGATTCTGTATGAATTATTTCGATATTATCGCAGCAAAATTCTTTTGTGACATATTCCTTTGAATCAGTGAATATGTGTATATTTTTGTCTGGAAAATTTTTAATATTTTCACGAAAATAATTAGTTTTACACACATTAAAACGTTTACCTTTTAAATAGTCTCCTCGACGAATATGAACAGCTACAGAATTTTTAACAATTGGATATGTTGGCAACCATAATTTAGAAATAAATTCATCTTTTACTTCTTCAAAATATTTTAAACTTTGATAACGACCAGAAAATTTTACATCAAAATCAAATTTTGGAATTTCAACGTAATCAAGTTTTGGTTCTTTATATTCTTGTATATTCGTAATTCTATTTTTACTAACATATTCAAAATTTTTGAAAATTGTTTCTTTATAAATCTTTGGAGATTTTCCTTGGTGGGCATACCATTTAGAAACATCCAAAATTAAATTTTTACCATATTTTTTTGAATATGCGTAGCCATTTGCTACTTGAAATATTTGATTTCCAAGTCCACCCCTCAAACTCACATATATATTTGACATTTAGTAATCATTTATGATGTTCTAAGAAGTAATTTAAATCTTCGGGTGTTCCAATACCCCACATTTTTTCTACCATAAAAATTTTTATTTTTTTACCGTCAGCTATAGCCTCGTTAAAGACAGGGCATACATAAAACTCATTGTTATGTCTTAGATTTTTACTAATCATTTGTTCGGCGTATTTCACATAATCAGATCCTTTCTTCCAAAAATATATTCCTACTGTTGCAATATCTGAGATAGGTTGTTTTTCCGCAACCTCAGTAACATATCCTCGTTCGTCAACTTTCGCAAATGACCATTTTGGATGAGAAGAATTAAAGCATACAATACCAGCATCAACATCCTGTTCTTGCATTTTATACATAAATTCACTCACATTCCAATCAACATATTGGTCAGAATTTGCAAGCACTAAAGGATTATCATTATTAATGATATCTTTTGCTAGTAAAGTTGTACATGCTGCCCCTTCTGTCAACCCATCAACTTCAATTACATTACAGTCTGATGAAATCAATCTAAGCATAAAATCGAGGCTATATTTTGATCTATGTGATTTTTGAACTATAAAAGTGTGTTTACTATCAAAATTCAGGTTTTCCACAACAGTTTGAATCATTGGTTTGCCATTAACCTCAATTAAAGGTTTTGGAAAAACATAACCTGCTCGCTCAAAGCGACTTCCTGCTCCAGCCATTGGTATTAAGACATTCAATTTTTTATCTTGCCATTTTGTAGTCATCTTGGCATTATTATACAACGCACCTTCAAGTTTGTCAATAGTTAAATCCATAGAATTTTTAACTCTCAATACCTTCGCACCGCTTCTTTGTGCTGACAATAGACCGTGAGGAGAATCTTCTACGATCAGAGTATCTTCCGGTAATAATCCGAACATTGACATACCTTTCCAATATATTTCGGGATGTGGTTTAGGATTTTTAATATCCTCATTGGATAGTATAAGGTCAAAATATTCAATGATTCCTATTTTTGATAACATTGCATAAATCGACCTTCTAATAGAATTAGAACAACATGCTAATTTATAATTAGATTCTTTTAATTTTTTAAATATATATATTAAGTTATCATTTATTTTTAACTCATTAATTTTTTTTATAGTTAGCATTTGTTTGATATCCCATACTGTCTGATGATGGTTAAAATCTAATCCGCGAGTATCGGATAATATTTTCAACTTTTCATAGGTCTTCAGTCCATCAAAGATGGATATATGATCGTCACGAGATATTACATACTTAGGGTCAATAGAATTCAACGCATCATTTAATGTATTGTAGTGTATATCTTTTGCATCTACCAACACTCCATCTAAATCAAAAATAATCAATTTAATCATAAAATTTACCTATATTTTTTAATAAAGTCTGAACAGATTCCATAGGAATCTTCTATATTATTGAATTTTTCTTTTTCTGGTAAAACAGCTATCGAATGATTTGTCAATTCTTTTCCGGGATATGTCCAAAAAAAACCTTTTGAGGTGATTGTAATATCATCAGTTTGATGCCAGAAATAATGTAAATGTTCATCCAAATCCTTCATATATTTCAAAGATGTTATATTTTTACTATGAATCCATAACATTTCTTTTCTATCTAATAGCCAATTCAAGTCGAGAGTATACGTTGGAGCATCGTGACCACTATACAAGATTTTATCAACATACCAGATATCTATTTCCACATCATAACCAAGATTTAATGCTTTGTCAATATATTGAGGATCATTTTCCGACGATTCAATAACTCCTTCTATATTTCCACGATGTGATATCAGTTTCATAATTTTGGTAATAAAGTTCTCATTATATAATTTTCTACCCACTTTTACTTATCTTCTCCTATAGTATTGTATACCATATGAATACAAAAACCTTCTTGACATAATAATGATAATCAATTTCACTGTCTTATCTTGTAATGCACATTCGAATTTGTTTTACCTGATCCGCTTGCGCCACGAATTATGATGACGATACAATCAGAATCATTTTCATTAATATTCTCATAGATTTTAATTATTTCGTTGAATGAGTCTATATTGTGTTGCTATAATCTAGTTTTTATTTTTACCAAATTCATCAATTTTATCTTGTTTTCTACGCCGAGTGTAAAATTAGCATGATGCATTTTTAAATTTGGTGGAACAAAGATATTGTCGGAACCATACCATAAACCATGATAATTTCCAACAGTGTAATATTTATCTGTTGGTAGAAATGAATATTTGATCTTGTTTGAATGTACATTAACACAGCATTGATCGTTATCATGATTTGGACATTCATCTATCATCAAATTAATAAAATTGATCATATTTGGGCTTTTTTTAATCACCATAAATCCCGTGCATATGGTATTTTGATCGTGTTGACAAATAATATCGGAATCATTATTCTGACAATTTGACAAAATATCATCGTATATGTTATCAAAGAATTGTATATCACAATCAGAATATAAAATTCTTTCACCATCATCAATCTCCTCCAAAGCATTTTTTATAATAATCAATTTGTCAATTGTAGTTTCATTGAAACCGGGAGAATTAAAATCACCAGAGTCGGATTTTTGATCAACTTTCACTGTAAATAATGTAAAAGATTTATCCATCCCACATTCATTATAAGATTTCAGAAAAAAATCATTATATAATTCGGTATGGCTATCACTATAAAAAGTATACATTCTCATATTCAATATTTCTTTTATTTTTAATACGTGTCCAAATAAGAATGAACAGTTCCTTTATCTCCACCACCCATATCAATTTTTACTGAGTATTTATTGTAACTATCTAATATCTTTTTCATAATACTCAAATACTTAATTATATTATTGATAATTACAACACTATTTTTGTATTATTTTTTTTAATCCATCATAACTTTCAAAACACTTATTTATATCACTAAAATTTGGCATCTGCCAAGATAATTGATAATCATCAGCAGTTATCAAATAAGCAGATATCTCAGAATGTATATGTCCGTAAAAAGCATCAAATGGAATTTTCAAATTGGGTATTGTCTGTATTAAAAAATCGTATAGAGTATTTTTCACAGTATATGCATGTGCAGCATAAGTATGTGTTAATTTGTAAACATTATTTGTAACAGGCAACAATCTACCTAAATGATTACCACCATAATACAACATATCCCAATTCGGGACATCTTCTATGTTTTTAGAAATCACATCTTTAAAATTTTCATGTAAAACAACATCATCTTCAAATATAGTAACATGAGGTAATCCATCAGATTTTGCTTTTTTTATAATTTCTAAATGTGATAAACCACAAGCAATTATATTTTTATGCATTTTTTTTGAGATATCTTCTAAAGAACTACCATCAATAGCGGAGAAACGTTCCACTTTTAAATTATGTTTTTCAAATTCTTTTTCAGCGTGTTCCCATCTATCAACACGATGATCCAAATTTATACAATAACAATTATCAAATATATTAATCATACCAAATTTTAGGGTTATATTGTTCTTTATTTTTTTTCCAATTTTCTATTTTAACAAAAACATTTCTTTGAATATCTTGCCCATTTTTATATTCATTTTCTCTAATAATTATCGGCTCATAACCACACATTTCAGGAATAGATTTGAAAACTCCTTCAAAAAAATACCTATCAAATCCGCACAATTCATAGATATTTTTTTCAAAAAATCCATCAGAAATTTTGTGTATAAAATCATGAACTATGTCACCTCTCATTATATAATGAGTTCCACAATAAAAGAAACCAATTGGTTGATAAGACAATTTCAAATCTTTTTTAATTTTTAGAGAACTACTAATATGATCATATACAGAAAAAACGCTAGGCTCATGTCCAATAATACCCACCATAGGATTATCCATAAAAAGTTTTTCATGTTTATTTATATTCAAACAAAAATCAGTCAACACCAAATTTCGATATTGCTCAGAGCTTTCAAAATTTTTATGTGATGAACCTTTGGTATGAAAAAAATAACAAGATGAATATTTGATATTCGATTTTTTTAAAATTTTTAAAGCTGTTATGAAACCACAAGAATCAGAATTTATTCTTATATTTTGTTGAACTTCTTCGTATCTATACTGTTTTATTTTGTCAAATAACCATTCATCGACGATTCCATTCACTCCAATATACACATCAAAATTTTTAAAAAATTGATTTAAAAGATTGATATAAAAATCAATTACTAATTTATTTGTATCAGATCCATTATAATATAATGAAAATAATACACAATTAGATTTTTGATCTGTAAATGTCTCCATTTTTGTATTATTCAAAATTATAAAATTCTCACATTTTCGCGAGCAATTTGTTCCATTTTTGAACACAAATAATCATCAGATGATAGATATTTGTGAGCCAATTCGAAATTTTCTTTGATTGCATCTTTACGTTTATAAAAATTATCATCATCCAATTTAATTTTTTCCAAATCATCAATCGAATTAAACATGATAAACCCATCGGTATTAAAAAATTTGTCGATATTCGGAGCACCATAATAAATCGGCACACAACCAGTCACAAGACTATCGATAAGTTTTTCCGTGAAATAATATGGAGCAACAACATTTTCAATTACAAAATGATATTTATATTCCTTCAAACCATCAACTTTATTGTTAAGATATCCTTTTGTAGAACCCCACCCAAAAAAATCTATATCGGGTGGTTGAATTGACTGGATTTGATGTCTCAAAATATGTCCCGGAAAAAATTGTTTACCGGAAAGAATCATGGAACATTTTTTCGTCTTTATATCTTCATATAAAGATATTTCGTCATCAGCAACTAATGCACCACCCGGAGAATTTGGATAAAACTTTTCTGGAAATTGATTTATCAAATCTTCTCTGTATGTGAATACATAATCAAATTTATGAGCGACTTTTTCTATATTTCTATGTACATTAAGTTGAACCGCTGGAGATTCCAAACACCACGCAATTTTTATTTTCGAATTAACTTTATCAACTTCTGGAGATAAAATATAATCATCTGTGAATAGTGTAACACCATCAAATTCATATTGTCTTTGGACAAATTTGATGGTTTGTGGTGGTCGTTTATCAGTAGACATCCAACATCCATAATCTTTCAAATGATGTTGGCATGTATTATCAAATATATTAACTGTTTTCATAAATTTTTAAAATATCTTTTTCGTATTGATCTTCAACTTTTAAACCATACTCATACAATTGTTTATTATTATGAGTTCCTCCAAAATCGATGTCGGTGTCTGGAGCTAAAGGATTATATTTTTTCGTTCTCCATGACATACCTTCGTAATGTTTGAAATATTTATTTTCCAATTGAACATTTGCAACTAATAAACCATTTTTCATTACATCTTCAAACATTGTTGAGCCGACATCATATACCCTAATCAATTGACGAGATTTTTTCGTTCGCTCCTCATCAAAAAATTTGATATCATGATTCTTCAATTGGTGCAGATCCATGAAACAGAACCAAGGATCAACTCTAGGAAATAATTTTTTCCCTCCACGATCACCTGATACATTACCCATCAATGCAAATCCTCCTTCCAAAAAGCGATTGTAAGGCTTATTACATTCATTTAGAATGAGAACATCGGAATCGATTAGAAGCATGTATCTCGTGTCAACCAGACCCATAGCGATGTTCACCGCTCTCCCATGCGTCAGACCAGAAATATTAACTTGTGTGATATCTGGAAATTCATACTTCTCATTTATTGTCGAAGTATTTATGACAAGAATTTTCACATTTTCACCCATATGAAATCTAATACTACGTCGAAGATTTTTAATCAAATTTGGAGTATTGTAATCACAGGTTACTATCGTTAAATCTTGCATATCAAAATTTCTTTCCGTTTTCACTTCTACGTGCTTCATGAGAATGATCTTTTCTAGTCTTGTTATATTCCAATTTTTCCTCAAATGCTCCTTGGATATCGTATCCAAATCCTCCAACGTAATCAAGAATTCTGATTAGAGCATCTGCTAATTCTACCTCTGCCATTTTTCTATGTGGCAATTTATCATCCATTAAATTTTTCCGTTCGCCCTCAAGTGCTTCCGAAATTTCGCTATGAATCAATGCCAATAGTTCACCTTTATTTCTTTCGATTGGTTCACCTGTATTAATATCAGTCCACCATTTTTTATTGTTTTCAAATACTTGTTTTGCTAATTCATTTAAGTTCATAATTTTTTTTAATTTCTTTTAAATTTTGATAAAATTGTTGCACACTCATTGTAGGTGTTTGCATCGGTAAATGACCATGTTTTTTCACAAAAATCTGATCAGCTTCCATAACATTTTTTCTGAAATCTGGTGCTGAACAAATAGATGAAGTCTCAATAGACCATCCATCATCACCCAAATATTCATTGGAATTTTTAATATCTGCAAAATACCAAAATGGTGGGTGCATTCCTTTTTTAATAATTTCATATGTATGATCAACATGTTCACATGCATTATAATAATCTTCATCCATCAACCCACATTCTTCCAAACATTTTCGAGAATAATACGAAAATGCTCCTACACAATGTTGGTAAAATTCAATATTACATCCATCATAGTTCACCACATTATGAGGATTCGGTTTACCTTCTGATGTTTTATTTGCCAGACCGTGCTGAGAAAAATTAAAATGTTGAATACCAGATTTTTTAGATGCATCAATATATCTTTGAAATACTGATTCATCTTTGATGAATATATCATCTTCGATCAAAAATATATGGTCACATCCTTTTTCTAAGAGAAATTTTAAAGCTTCATTTTTGGATTTACCAACTCCTAAATTTTTATTATGTTGTATAATTTCTTGGGGTGCTGAATAAAATGTTGGATTTGCCGAATACGGTTTACCATCATTGATGACCACAACTTCATCCAATAAATGGGAACATTTCTCTAATGATTTCCAAGATTTCCAAAAAGTTTCTTCTCTGTTACATGTTACAATTCCAACTCCAATTTTTTCATTCATATGTTTTATAGTATCATTATTATTACTCATGTCTAGACTTTTTCATCATTTTTCAGAAATTTGGTCATAAAATTATGTATTCTTTGATTATAAATTTCCGTCAATCTTAAACCTTTTTCAATGGAAAAATTATTTCTCAAATTTAAAGATTTTGCGACATCCAATGGTTTTCTATAACATACCACAAATTGAGGATTTTCTAAGAAAGGCATCCACAAATCTATTGTTAGACAAGTTCTTGGATCTTTAAATCCCCAACTTTCCAAACCCATTTTTTCAGCCTTTTCAATTTCTTTAGATACGATACTTCGCATATCATCATCAAATACACCAGAACATTCCAATATTCTTTCTTCGCTTGGTGGATTGTCCCACCACCCTCCAGATTTAGCCAAAATTTTATCATTTAATCGGATAATATCGACATTTTCATAATGACCTTTTGGATTATCTTTGAGACCACGTAATAAATTAGTTCCCATATTCACCTCTGAATGTAAAGTTCTGGCAACTAATGATGTTGCAGATCTATGCATCCCCAATACTACTATCGTTTTCATGTAAATAATTTTTTAAGATTTCCATATAATCAACTTTCCATTTCGGTTCCAATTCAATGATCCCGCTAGGTATCTCACCATTATTCAATTGTTTCAACGTATGTTGGCGATAGATTTCTAATGCTTGATCTTGGTTTTCTTTTTTTGGTATTCCCGATAAATGGTATGATCTACCACCCCACATATAAAACCATGATACATCAGAATCATCTGGATCTGCTAAAACTTTACGACCCTTATGTTTATTAATTTTTTGGATAAATGCTGTGTCATATCCATAACTCATTTTCTCATGTTTACCAACATCTTCCCAAATTTTTTTGGTATATACAATACCAGATTGCCCCACAGATGTTATTTTCGATATTTTTGATCCATGTAATAATGCACCTTTTTTCCAGCTAAGTAGATCACAATCTTTGAACCATTTGTTAATATTACTCAAATGATTTGGTAGAGCAACATCATCATCATCCCATACCGCAATAATTGGATATTTGCATTGATCTATTGTAAAATTTTCCTTCTCACCTAATGTTTCAAATCTATTTTTGATATTAAAAATTTTTACATCTGGGTGGTCAAATTTTAATTCTTGAAATTCACAATCATTAACTATAATCAATTCCCTTTCGCCATCATATTCTTGATTTAAGAATGAATATATAGATTCTTCTAAAGTCTTTACTCTAGCATTTGTAATACATTTACAAGATATTTTCAACATATAATTTAATATTTTAATTTACTAATTTCTTTACTGAGATTTTTAAATTGATTATCCTTTTCAGACCATTCTATTTGCTCACTCAGCATTTTTTCCATCAATTCAAGATTTTCTGGAGCTAAAATACTACTCTCAGTTTCTACTAAATTTCCCATACTATCAATAAATTCACCTACCCATGCTAATCTTTCATCGACAGTTTTACCTTCAACAATGATAATTGCAGGACAATCTTCTTTATCAAAAAATGGCGTATCTTCTAAATGATCAGCATATTGCTGATATAAACCATCAAACATGCTATCGATCTCTAATAGATAATCTTTATTGATATCTCTAATTCCATCATCAACAATTTTAATATCTGGATCATATTTCAAAACAAATATGATATCAAGATGTTTCATTGCCTTTTTAGTAATTTCAATTGTCAGTGCGGCAGTTTCATCAGTGATTTGATTCTTTTCATTAGCTACTAATGTATATACCAAATTATCCAATGGACATCTATCATAGATAACTTTTGATCCTTTCGGATTTTTTTCCAATTCTTCAGTCATCCAATTCAAAATTGCCAATTGAGTTATATCATTGGTATTGGAAGAATGTGGTAGGTTCAATTCATTGATCACATCGCGATAAGTTTTTGTCGGTGTCGAATACATCGACCACCTACTCAAAAAATTTTTCACTAATGTTGATTTACCTGTATTTTGTGCTCCAGAAATGGCAATTCTCATATTACATATTTTAACAAATATATCGCCAAAGTCAATATATTTAATCATTCAAATACGAAATAGAGATGCATATTTGTGACAACAATTACATATAAATAATATTAGATGACAAATAAACGCTCTCCGAAACGTAAAAAGGAATCTGATGAACTCGAAAATGAATTCTTCAAAGAATATAAAAAAAATTATGATTGTGCAAATATTGATATAAAAAAATTGCCAAGATTAACAGCAAATCATCTAAGCTTTTATTATACTACCCAAAAACCTAGCACTAATGTTGTGTTCGTTAATGGTGTTGCTGGTTCAGCAAAAACTTTCATTGCAGTATATGCAGCACTAGAATTACTAAAAGCTAGAAAAGTTGAACAAATTATCTATGTTCGTTCAGTAGTAGAAAGCTCTTCTAGAAGTATTGGTGCATTGCCCGGTGAACTGAATGAAAAATTTGCATTATATACCACACCTCTCATCGATAAATTACAAGAATTGATAGATCATTCAACGATAAAAACATTGTTTGATCAAGGATATATTAAAGCAATACCTATCAATTTTGTCCGTGGTATGACCTTTCACAACTCAGTAGTCATTTTCGATGAAGCGCAAAATGCTAATCGAAGCGAGATCACAACTGTTCTGACACGTATAGGTAAAGATACAAAATACTTTATTTTAGGTGATTCAAAACAAAGTGATATTAAAGACTCAGGATTTGAAAAAGTCTATGAACTATTTGACCAAGAATTTTCTAGAAAGAATGAAATTCATTGTTTCAAATTTGATCATACTGATGTTGTCAGATCTCCGATATTGAAACATATCGCCCAAATCCTGAGCGTGTAACTACTTCGTACCCCAAGAAGTTCCATCAAACCAGCCTATACCTTTATTATTGTGTAGTGGCGCAGGTTTTTTGACTTTGCTTGGGATGATTTCCTCTGGTTCAACTTCAAGAGGTTTATCCACCACATCTGTAGGTTTTACAATTTTAAAATTTTCATCCTCTTCTGTTTTAATTTCTACTTTCACTAAAGTATTTAAAATTAATCAAATATTGTCAATATTGAATATTAAAATATTTGACAATATTATTAAGATTTTTTTGGAGGAGTAGTAGGTGGAGGAGTAGATGGAGGAGTAGTAGGTGGAGGAGTAGATGGAGGAGTAGTAGGTGGCGGAGTAGAAGATCCTGATCCAGATTTATTGTCTTTTTTTACCTTGTGGGTATAATCTCTATCTCTTGGTCTATCAATTATTTTTAATTGGTTATTGGCATCCCTTTGAATAATAAGTCTAGGATAAGCATATGGTCTACCAGCTTGAGGTTCTCCTTTTTCATTATAATCTAAAGCACTCGCATCAAAAACATATATTCTATTACCATCTTTAGATTTATGACCTTTAATTTCACTAGTAGGAAAATATCCACTATCTATAGCATAATCGTATAAAAACTTTTTATCGTTTGTATTAAGTTTGTAAGCTTGTGTAACGTCCTTAACATTTTGCTTAATACTACTAATAGCTTGCGTGGTCTGTGGCAACACTTTAGATGCAATTTGTTTAGTAGCTGCACCAAGTCCACTCGCAACAGTTTTAAATTTACCCCAAAAACTTTCTGATAATAAATCTTTTTGTGTTATCATACATTAACCTCCATATTTTTATCTGCAACATCAGTTAATGCAACATCAATTAATGCATCAAGTTGGTGTTGGATGAAATTTTTTCCGATAAGAACTTTATGAATATTTTCTGATCTGTTACCGATGCTGAATGGTATATTAGGGAATTTTCTTCCACCTATCACACAATCAAAAAGACACACAGGTCTTTCTTCTTTATTTCCAGCACCCAAATTGATGGTGATCATTTCTTCTATAGGTTTTTCTAAAACAAAGTTATTCATAGTGGTAAATCGGACAGTATTTTTATCAATTTTCAAATCTTCTCCGTGTAAAACATTGTATGCACCATTACCAGTGTCTAATTTGGCACGTATAGTCCCTAGACCATCTAGAGTAATATCCTCTTCCAGTCCTAAGACATATTTTTCTACAAAGAATTTTTTGAAACTTTTCATCCATTACAATGTTCGTGATCAGATGCTTGTTCGAATCCTGTGTTGGCGAAATCTGCACCAGCATCCAATCGATGCCAAATTTCAGAAGTATAATCAGATGCCTTCACAATTTTCGCCACCATCCACGCATCAAATTCAACTTTTCCACATAAATCTTGCAAACGTTTACTATATTCAGCCAATTTTTTCAGTTCGGTTGCCATGATCTCATTCATATGGCTATCACCAATTGGTTCTGATTTACCGATAGGTTCCATCGACATTATTACTGTCGAATGATGATCGTCATCCATCCCATAATCATCATCGTCATCCATTTCATGCTCCTCATGGTCATCATCTTCATCATCCATGTCAAAGTCCATTTCGTTTTCAAAGTCTTCTTCTGGGGATGAATACATTTCCCAAATCAATTCCGATTCATGTTTCGTAGTCTTCATTTCAGTATTTAGTTTATTTTGTCCAAATCATCTCGAAGAGAATCTTCTTCAGTAGAAGGTCGAATAAGAGTCAATATATTCGGTAAAATTTCTTCTCTAGCATTTTTAAATTTTTTCATACTCATAACACTTTGAAGATTGGTTAGGATTCTTCTTTCTTCTGGTGTCGGTTCAAAAAGTGCTGCTGATATCAAATCAGATATGTAGCTATTTTCCGCTTCAGAAGTTAAAGGAACTTCTTCTTGTGATACTTGTTCTGGATCATCCATAACATCTGCACCAGCTTCTCCACCAGTGGTATCAAATTCTTGAACGTCTTCAGGATTTTGCTCATCCTGTTCACGTAGAATTCTATAATAATGATCAATTAATTTTAAGGTTTTTTTCATATGATTAATAAGTTGTTTTCATTGATGTTCTTCTGAGATTTGAAAGGGCTTTTTCAATTCTCTGCGTTCCTTTATCATAAGCATCAACTGCTTTTTTGGCTACATTTTGACGTTTTTTTACAGCACTTTTAGCTTTTTGTGCAGAAGTTCCAAATAATTTTGCAGCCATTCCTTTTAAACCGCTTGAAGCAGTAGCTCCCAATTTTTCAACTTCTTTATCAACTTCATATGTTCCTGTTCCCACATTTACACTTTCTTCATCTTCTGCATCAACATCGGAATCTTTTTCAAATGAGATAACCTTTAAAGTAGCTACACCATATTCGGTAGGAATTTTAATCATATCACCATCACCACTGAACGGAATTTCTGCCTCACTTAAAACTTGCTTAATCCATAAAGCAGCTTCTTGAGTATCTTGATTGGATGGATCGAATTGTTCACACAATTTCAAAAATTTATTCATATTCCTATTTAATGCATCAGTATTGACATTTTGTTACTTATGTTATCAACACATTCGTCATACAAATAAAACAATCCTTCTTTCTCCAAGAATTTTTTAATTTTGCGAAAATTCTTACCATTCCTTGTCATCAAAAATGAATCTACGATTTCGACCTGTTCCGAATATCCCTTTTCATAAAAATAAATCAATGTCGATAAATCCATTCCAGAATCCAATAGAGAAATGCCAAATATCGATTTCAATTTTTTGATGAAAGGATTTTGGAAATCATTCGATATCAACTCACATCGAAAAAAATAAATCGGATAATCATTTTTCTTCAACATTTGAATGTATGTCTTCACTAATTCATTGAAAAAGAATCTTTTGTTTGTTCGATTTTTGAAATTGAAACTTATATCCAAACCAAAATTTTCCAATGTTTGTTTGTATGATTGAATACTTTCATCGAAAATGCATTGTATATCAATGATCGATTTCCTTTTCTCATGTAAATTAACTTGAGTCAGATATTGGTTACTGATTCTTTCAATGCTCTTCACAATTTCAAGGTATCAGGATTTCTCTCAATGTCAACATAGTCCTTTGGAATTACCCCTAAACGAACGTTCAGCATGTTGTTATAAAATCTCTCGTCAATCAAAGCGTTACATTTTATTTGCCATTGTAATTCTGCATACTTGCAATGAAATTTTGAGTAACACAACTCGATCACTTCTCTGCTGAAATAACCTATACCATACTTCTCAATATCTGTCAATAGCCTTTTTGAAGATCCCCAATATTTCTCAACATCATTGTCCACGAACGATATTCGATTCTTGCTTTTGCCTTTGAGTGGTTTTCTCTTCACTCTCTTCAGCAACTGCTTTGTCCCGATGTAGTAACGTTGTTTTGCATCTGGATGATGATTCCTGATCAAATAAGTGATGCCGAAAACCTTAGTCGTATCCTCTGGCATGTTGATCCATTCTTGTCCCATGCTCGTATTTAGCGCGAAATTTTTTCCAAAAAGTTGGCACGGTTCGTGCTATATTAAGATATAGTAAGGATATTATTAAGATTCCTTATTAATCTCCTTGACATTCCTAATCTTCCGGTTAAAGTTAATTAGAATTGATTATGATTAATAATAATGATATTCTATTTTAAAATGTAATTTCTTTTTTCTTTGTTTTCATCATACATCTTAAACACATCAATCGATAATCATTATATATTGATTAAAGATTAACTAGAACAAATTTTTTTCAATTATTTTTTATTATACCGGTTGACTTATTAAATTTGGTGAATACATACGGGTATGGAGTGAGGGTGGGGTCCATTAATAATATACAATATTAGTTAATTATATATGGAAAAATTGAAATCACTTCCTCCTTTTTTTACCGTTTTTCTTACCAACTCTGCCTTTTCTTGATACGATACCCAATCCAAAAGGATTTCTCATGTCTCCTTCGGCATAATTATCTTTGTTTGCTATTCCCATTTCAAAACCACTACCACCCAAAACTGCCGCTGATGACATATTTTCCTGTAACATTGATTCGTAAATTTCTTCAATATTTTGTTGATCTGATCTTGACAATTTCATATCATTATTTATGATATTGATAGTGATCGAAGAAAAATTATGGAACTCTTAAAAAAATATCAGGAACAATACGAAGAATTTATGAAGATCGACTCTTTCAATCTTGAAGAGCGAACGAAACGAATTCCAGCAGAAAAACATTTTTGGGTCTGCCGATTCATCGATGCTAAAATTCAAAGGGATAGATTGATCAAACAGAAATCAAAATTGAAATCTGGTATTGAACAAAAACTCATGACCGAATCTCCTGTCAGAATCGATAAATCATACATGAGCAAAATTGAGGACTCTCCAACATTGGAAAATATCAATGACAAAATCAAAGAGCAGGAATATCTCATCGAATATCTTGATTTGGTGGTAAGGCAGATCACCTACATCGCACAAGATGTAAAAAACATGATCGATATTCAAAAATTAGAAACGATGTGATGGTAACTATTGATTACATTTCTGGTAAAAGGCAGGGTCAGATTCGTTGTGATAAAGCGATTCTTGAGATGATTCGTAATCATTTTTCAATTGTGAATCCTGATAAAGCTTTTTGCAGAGATCCAATGAAAAAAAGATTTTTGCCAGATCGTAAATCTGCAATCACTCCGACTGGATTGTTTTATTTTGGAATGTATTACGAGATTCGCAAATTTCTTATCGAACAGCAAATCACTGACATCACTTTCACAGAAAGCTTCAAAAAACGTTTGAAATGTGGTGTTGAATCTGAATTCCAGAACAATCTCAAATTCGATGAGAGATACTTTCAAAAAGAAAGTGTGGAGAAAGCTTTGAAGTTGGGTTGTGGAGTATTTTTGATTGCGACTGGTGGTGGAAAATCATTCTGTCAGGCACTTCTTGTTGATAATTACCGTAAAAATATCCATAATGGATGTTTACACAAGACTTTAATCATAGTTCCGGGTTTATCCCTTGTTGAACAATTACAGAAAGATTTTCAAGATTATGGCGTATCATTCACATATTCTGGTTGGACTGGTGAAAATCCTCTACAAGAAACTGATGTGGTGATTTGCAATGCACAAAATCTTTTATCCAAATTCGACTCCAATCCATGGATTGTTGATGTTGATCTATTGATCGTGGATGAGTGTCATGGAACAAATGATTCTGCAAACTTAACCAAGTTGCTACAGAAAATTAAGACACCAAACAGATACGGTTTTACTGGGACTTTGCCAGTTCCACTTCTTGATAAGTGTAAAGTTCTTGGCACATTCGGACCTGTATTTTATGAAAAGAAATCAAAAGAATTGAGAGACGAAGGATTCCTGTCGGACGTTGAAATTATCAGACTTTGCTTGAAACATCCCAAAATCATTAAGATGAATTATAAAAATGAATTGGATTATTTGTATCATAACAGTGAGCGCAACGATATGGTTTTGAAATTATTATCCAAAATGACCAGTAACACATTGGTGATGGTGAATCATCATAGTCAAATGGATCAGGTATTTGATCGCGTAAAGGGCTTGTCACGCTTTCAGGTCTATAAAGTGACTGGGGATACCCCTGTGGACGAGCGTGAGCGTATACGGTCAATTATGGAGCAAAACAACGATGTTATTGTGGTGGCGATGTCTTCTATATTCTCCACAGGTATCAATATTAAAAATTTACATAATATATTTTTCATAGCACTTGGCAAATCATTCATCCGAACCGTCCAATCGATTGGTCGTGGTCTTCGATTACACCAAGAAAAAAACAAGTTGCGTATCTATGATGTGTATGATAATATGAGATATTCACATGCACATGCAGAAGAACGTAAAAAAATTTATGAGCAACAAGAAATCCAAATTATCGAGAAAGAAATTTTAATATGAGCAAAGAAGGACATTATACAAAAGAGGCAGTTTTCAGACAGCACTTGAAAGAATATTATGACAACGATAGAATGACAAACGAATTGGCAAAACATATCATGGATATTGCTGATGGTTTGTCGAGAAATTATCGTTTTGTCAGATATACGAGCAATTGGAAAGAAGACATGGTAGGTGATGCGATACAGAAAATGTATCATGCACTTGAGAAGAAATCATTTGATTTATCTTCCACTTTCAATCCATTCTCATATTTCAACAGAATTGCATGGAATGCTTTCTGCAATCGTATCAAAAAGGAGAAGCAACAACACGAAGGACTCGAAGAATATCGTGATATGGTGTATACTGAAAATATGGTAGGACCTGATGCGATGGGACATGTTTATACGCGACCAATCCTAGAAGACGATGGGGAGGATTCGAGATATGAGTAAAGTCGCAATATTTAGCGACCTCCACATGGGTCTTTATGGTAATTCAGAGCAATGGCATAATGTTGCTCTGAATTGGGCAGATTGGATCGTGCAGGATTTAAAGAGTAAAAATATCGAACATATACTATTTCTTGGAGATTTTTTCCATGATAGACATGAGATATCTGTGCAGACAATGCACGTAGCATCAGAAGTCATATCCAAATTTTCTGATTTTGATATGGCAATTATCGTGGGAAATCATGATGCTTATTACAAAAATAGATCAGACATCCATAGTTTGGGATTTTTGAAAGGTCACAAAAATATTCACATTGTGGATAAAGTTCATACATTAGAAAGAGATGGTAAAAAATTAACATTCATTCCATGGGGTGAACAAATTCCCGATGGCAAATATGATTATGTATTTGGACATTTTGAAATCCAAACATTCAAAATGAACAATTACAAGATTTGTGATCATGGTGATTCACCATCTGAGATGCTGAAAAAATCTCCCAGAATATTCAGTGGTCATTTCCATACCAAATCTTTGAAGCAATACAAGGAAGGTGAGATTCGTTATGTGGGCAACTGTTTTGCACACGATTTCAATGATGAGGGTGATGCGAAAGGGTATTATATTCTCGACATAAAAAGTGGAGAATTGGAATTTTTTGAGAATGTGAATTCTCCTAAATTTGTTCGTATGCGTTTGTCGAATCTGGCATCTCTGAAGAAGGATGATGTGTTTGGAAACGTGTTCAAATTAATAATTGACAAGGAAATCGATGATGTTAGACTATCGAAGATAAAGGATGGCATTTTTAAAATGAAACCTTTCCGATTCGATCATGAGTATGATATTGTTTCACATGGAACAAATAAAATTCAAAAAATAGATTCATTGAATATACCTGCGATGTTTGATGAATTTTATGATAAAATCGATATAACAGATGAACAAAAAAATCGTGTCCGACAAATTAACGAGGATTTATACGAAAAATTTAAGTGATGAAAAAAGTAATTTATAAAACACTGAGAGGTAGAAATTTTCTCAGTATAGGAAATGATGAGATCGTAATTGACTTCAAAGAAGGACTATCTCTTATTACAGGTGAAAATATTGATCTCCCAGAACGTAAAAATGGAATCGGTAAATCTGCGATTTGCGAGATGTTCTATTATGCATTATTCGATAAAACGATTCGGGACATTTCAAAACCATTGATCGTCAATAATGTCACAAAAGGTAAGGGAAATGTTGAATTGGAATTCGATGTAATCGATGAGCAAGGTAGTAAATCGTATATTGTCAAGCGTCAGGTAAAACCATCATCCGTTGAATTGTTATGCAATGGTGTCGATATTACAAAAGATTCGATCAAAAATACGAATGATTATATTTGTGATTTGATCAGTTCAAATGCAATTTTGTGTAAATCTTGCGACATCCTTTCACTTTCTGATAATACACCTTTCATGGCTAAAAAACCAGAAGACAAGAGAAAATTCGTCAATGACATTTTCTCATTGGAAGTATTTGGAAAGATGTTGAAGGAATTAAAAGGGATGGTGACTGAAAATAATAAAGATATTTCTACCATCACTACACAAATTTCGGAGATTGCCAACACCATTAATATTCTCGAACGTCAGAAAGCTGAATATGACGAGAATATCCGCAAGCAAAAACAGATCATTGAGAATAAAAGAAAAGAAATTGAACAAGATATTGAGGATACTCAGGAGAGTATTTCCAAAATTATTATTGAAGATATTGAATTGTTGAAAGCAGATAAAGAAAAATATGATACTTTGTATGATAAAATTGAGAGAAACATCACAAAATTGACTGGTCAGATTTCCAATCAAGAAGCAATGATGCGTTTGAAAAGAAAAAGTATTGATTCTTTTGCAAATGTTGATGGTGTTGAATGTGATAAATGTTTACAATCAATTCCACATTCACATATTGAGCATTTGGAGAAATTGAAAGAGCAATATGAGAAAGAATACGAAGACATGGAAAATATTTTAAATGAATTTGTCAAAAATAAGGCAGATCTTCGTGAAAAAAAGTCAAAAATTGTTCGTAAAATTGATGAAATTCAAGAAAAAATCCAAAAACAGAGAATAAATGCCGACAAAATTACTATGTTGACTGGTAATTTGGACAAATATAAGAAGGATTTGGAGAATTTGGAGAGTAATTATACTATTCCAGAATTTAAAAATGATATTGAATCGGTAGTAAACAGAAAACAACAAGCTGAAAGAGTTTTGGGTGAATTGAGAGAGAAAGAATCCGATTACGAAATCTGCAAATTCATCCTTGGAGAAGAAGGTGTTAAATCATTCATTGTGAAACGTCTTTTGGATATGCTCAATCAAAGTATTCAGAAGTATATCACCGATCTGGGTATGACAATGCGCTGTCAATTTGATGAATTCTTTGAGGATAAGATGACCAATGATAAAGGTAAGGAAATATCTTACTGGAATCTTTCTGGTGGCGAGCGTAGAACTGTCGATTTGGCATGTGCATGGGCATTTAAAGATATAAAAAGAACTATCTCAGGTGTTCATTCAAATGTGGAATTTTGTGACGAGATTTACGACTCTGCTTTCGATTCAAAAGGTTATGACTTATTGATAGATGCCACTAATAAGAGAATTTCCAAGAATAATCTTTCGATTTATGCTATCTCCCATAGAAAAGAAATGCTTAAACATGTGAACGGTGATATTATTCACTTGGAGAAAGAAAATGGAACCACTCGAAGAGTGTTTAAGAATTAAAAAATGTAATTATAATACTTGCATTACGTAAATGCTGGCATAATTACATTATGATCAATACGCCTTTCGTATCACCGTTTCCACAAGCTTTTCCTCAAGTGATGACTATCAATAATCCTAAAAAGGATAAAGGTAATGTGTATTTGAATCTGTTAGCAGATCATGGTGGTTGCGGTTTTTATCGTATTATTTTCCCCGAAATTCAGATCAATATGAGTAATTTGGGGCAATCGACATCTCTATGCAAGATGATTCTGAATAAAGATTTCTTCCACGATGTCAAAGTCGTAAAATTACAAAGACAAGCAGCATCCCATCAAAAGGAATATGTCAGATGGTTGAAATCCATTCAAAGTGAAATGCAATTTAAATTGATTTATGAGGTGGATGATGTCGTATTCCATGAGGAAATTCCCGATTACAATGTTTACAAAGAAGCATTTGCTGATAACGAAACTCGTCAAAATTGTATTGACATGATCAATATGGTGGATGAAGTTACTGTGCCATGCAAATACATGAGAGACCTTTATATTGAAAAAACAGGTAAGAAAGAGATATCTGCCGTGCCTAATTTCCATCCTGAATGGTGGATTGGGAATCATTATGATCTTCATAAGAAGATTGCATTATACGAAAAAAATAAAAAGAAACCAAGAATTTTGTATGCTGGTTCTGGAGCGCATTTTGATGTTAAGAATTTGGCAGGTTTCGATGATTTCTCACATGTGATGAAATTTATCATTGATAATGTTGACAAATATCAATTCATTTTCATTGGAGCATATCCTCCAGCACTCAAACCTTTTGTGGATGCTGGAAAAATAGAATTCCATCCATGGCAGAATTTGATGAACTATCCAAAATTCTTGGACTCATTGAATGCTCAATTGTTCCTCGCGCCTTTACACGATAATCGTTTTAATAGATCAAAATCAGATATCAAATATGTTGAAGCGGCAGCATTAGGTGTTCCATGTATGTGTCAAGATATGGTGACTTATCAAGATGTTCCAGATTTCTTGAAATTCAATAATTCAGATGATCTCGCTGAAAAAGTAGAAAATCTTTTGAATTGGAAGAATAGTAAAAAATATTTCAAATTGCTTCCCGAATTGAGGAAAATTGGTGAAAGCAGATTCTTGGAAAGACCAGAAAATATCGGTGCTTTCATGGAGAGTCTGAATACTGAATACGGCTCAGTAATGCGAAAATATATGCTACCTTGGAATTAATACCCAATTTCTTCGTATTGGTCATATTGTCCAATATCTGGTGATGCTTTAGATATGCCGAAAAATTTCAATCTGTCATTTTCCCATTCTGGTGGGATTATGTCAGCAAAATTTAAATTTTTATCGAAAGAAATTTTCTGTTTTTTGTCCAAGTTCACAACGACATGTGATTTAGTTTCCATATCATCGAAGAAATTGTTTAAATTTTCGTAGATATTTTGAAGATTTTTTTGATCGTTTGTGAACATATGTATATTTAATTGACAAACAGCAATATCATGTTAGCATAATATAAATGTATAGAAATTGCGTATATTCCAACAAAGACAAACGAGTCATTCTATGGACTTGGGACAGTGACGGTAATCGAATCCGTCAGGAATGGGAATACAAACCTTATTTGATGCTTGAAGATAAGGAAGGCTCATTCAAATCGATTTATGGGACAAAATTAAAGAAGAAAGAATTTGACAGTAATTATGATCGAAATAATTTCATCAAAGATTATGGCAAGAAAAGAATCTTTGAAAACCTTCCACCTTATCAGCAATATCTAATCGATAATTTTTGGCATTCCTGTGAGAAAGCACAATTCTCACAACATCCTTTAAAGGTATGCTTCTTCGATATTGAATGTCCGGGAGCTAAATTTGCCGAACCAGAGAGTCCAGATAATGTGATCAATTTGCTCACATGTTACGATTCTCTCACGAAGAGATATACCATGTTTGGATTGAAATCATATGTTCCGACAAAGGATAATGTTGATTATCATCATTGTAAATCGGAGCATGATCTCTTGAAAAAATTTATTGGTCATTTCTCAAATGATTTTCCCGATGTTCTTGTAGGTTGGAACAGTGCAGGATTCGATATTCCATATTTGGTTAATAGAATCACATTTGAATTGGGTAAGGAATGGGCAGATGAATTGTCCCCTATCGGCAGAATCTATGAAAAGATTAATCCCGAAGGTAAATTTGGACAACCTTCTAAAGAATACGTGATTGAAGGTCTTTCATGTGTTGATTATTATGTGTTGTATCAAAAATTTAACCTCGAAAAACAAGAGAGTTACAAATTAGATTACATCGGAGAGAATGAATTGGGTATCAATAAGATCGAATTTGACGGTTCTCTTTGGGAATTGGCTAGAAATGATTGGAATACATATTGCAATTACAACATTCGAGACGTTGAAATCATAGTTAAATTGGATGATAAACTGAAATATCTAGATATTCTCAGATTCTTGGCATATACTGGTCTATGCAATCTTGAAAATGCCATCAAAACATTGCCTTGTATGAATGGTGCGATTGCTATAAGAGCAAGACATCGAGATGAGTATATACCGACCTTTATCAAGCCTGTAACAGACTATAAAGCACCCGGTGGATATGTATCTGATCCGATTGTTGGATTCGCTGAGAATGTCGTATCTTTCGATGCCAACTCACTATATCCATCTGTTATGATTTCTTTGAATTTATCACCAGAGACTAAAATTGGTCGATTGGAAGTCGTCGATAATGAGTATCATATATACCATGTTTCTGGTAAATTGTATAAATTGTCGAAGGAGAATTTTATCAAATTCATTAAATCAGAAAAGGCAGCAATATCCAAAGCAAACTTCTTATTTTCCCAGAAAAAACGAGGCATAGTTCCAGAATTCTTGGACAACCTTTATACCAAACGTAAAGAGATGAAGGGTAAAATGTTAGATGCTCGAAAGAATGGTGATAAAGAGTCTGCGAAATTGTTTGATAGTATCCAATATGCATACAAGATTCACTTGAATTCATTGTATGGTTACATGTTGAACAAATATGCTCCTCTTGGAGATGAAGATATTGGAACGTCCGTGACCACAACTGGTCAGGCAGTTATTAAGAAAAGTAATGACATTTTCAAAAACTTTTTGAAATCAAAAATTCCAGATATATCGGAAGAATCTTTGGAGAAAAGTTGTATCTATAATGATACTGATTCTTTGTATGTGTCATTCAAAGCATTTGATAATGTGTCCGTATTTGATGGAGAGAAAGTTACTCCTAATTTTTATCAATTATGCGATGAGGCAGAGAATCATATCAATCAAGAGATGGGTAAATGGGCAGCTACCATGTTACGATCTGAAGATCCACGATTCGTCTTCAAAAGAGAATCCATATGTAAGTCTTCCATTTTCATCGGTAAAAAATATTATGTGAATCATATATTGGATGATGAAGGTGTTCCAACTAATAAGTTCAAATATAAAGGTGTCGATGTAGTTAAAACGACGATGCCAAAAGCGATTAAACCATATGTGAAAAAAGTCATTGAACATATGATCAGAACAAAAGATTTACATTCGACAAATGAACTTTTTTCTGAAGCATATGAAATCTTCAAGTCCCTTCCTATTGAAGAAATTTCATCCATATCTGGTATGAACAATTTGGAAGAATATTCTAAAAAATGTAAGGGTCTTCAAACAGCCAAAGGTATGCCAGTAGCTTTGAAATGTGCTTATTACCATGACAGAATCATGGAACAGATTGGTGCTGATGGTAAGTATGAAAAATTTAAATCAGGTGATAAGATTAGAATGGTGTTCGTGAAACAGCCAAACAAATATAATATTGATCGTATCGGTTTCAGAACCAAATATCCAAAAGAATTTAAAGACATATTTGAAGTTGACTACGAAAAAATGTTTGTTAAGATATTCTATGCAGCAATTAAACGTTTTTATGATGCTGTTGGATGGAAATTAAGAATGCCATCCGATAGTGTGGTGATAGAATTGGATGAATTATTCGGTATCTAACTTGACAAATAAAATACCACAAGTAAATCATATCATGACACCGCAGCAAGCATATAATAAGGGTTTAGATGATGCTGAAAATGTTGTTATTAACAAATTCATTGCCATCATGAATGGCGAAGATGATGATACACCTTTTACCAATCCAAAATTAGAAGCTCTTCGTAGAGTTATCCAAGAAAGAACAGATTATTTCTTGGATATGTCTAAGAGAACCAATAATGTTGGTGTTGGATTCAGAAGCAGAATCGAAGAACAAAGAGAAAAAATTAGAAAAATACAATAATTTATGAAAGAAAAATACGTAGCAATTATCGATCAAATTGGTCGAACCATTATCGGCAAATTCTTCAAAGAAGATGCGGCAACCATTACACTATCGAATCCTGTGATTCTACATGTTCAGCCTGATCAGGGTGGACAGATTCAAGTTCAGAGTTTCCCATTGTTCTTTTTTGAATTTATCAATAAAGCAAACCGCGATAACAACAACTGGACATACACTAAATCGTCTATCGTAACATCTGATGTCGATCTTGATGATCGTATCATCTCTCAGTATGATAAGATTAATACCCCTCCAGCACCAGCAGTTGCACCAAATCCTAAAATCGTGGATATCAACGATCTCTGATATATGGATAAGCAAATTACATCAATTTTAGACAGTCTTAATGACGTTGTGCCATATTCGGCATATCTATCTGATTCGACTTTATCGTCTGTAAATGACTGGATCGATACTGGTAGTATGGTTTTGAATGCTTTGATTTCTGGTTCATTGTATGGTGGAGTTCCGAAAGGACGTATCACGCAATTTGCAGGTCCTTCTCAGACATTTAAGACTGGTATTGTCCTCCAAATCATTGCAAATGCTCAAAAACAGGGCATGTTTCCAGTGATTTTCGATACCGAAGGTGCTATTGATCCAGAATCAGCAGCAAAATTTGGTTTGGATACATCCAAAGTGAAGTATGTTGGTTGTGAATCAGTTGAACAGACGAGAAACGCAATTTACAAGTTTCTTAAAAAGGTTCGTGACGAAAAACAATTCGGAAAATTCATCATTGTCATCGATTCATTGGCAAATTTGAATTCCGAAATGGAATTAACTCGAATGGATAAAGATTCTATGTCTGCTGATATGGGAACTTTTGCCAAATCGGTTAAGAGTTTGCTCAAGACATGCACGAACATGTCCACTCTTACTAAGACCCCTATCATCATCACTAACCACGTATATGATGATCCTAGCGCAATGTATCCATCTCTGGAGAAGAACATGCCCGGTGGCAAAGCTGCGGTCTATCTTCCATCTGTTACGGTTCAATTGGCTAGAAAGTTAGTTAAGGACGGTGAGATTAAGCAAGTAAATGATAAATTATCAGCATCACAGAAAAATTATTCGGGTGTTGTGATTAGAATGTTGACCGTTAAAAATCGTTTTATTAAACAATACCTTGAGGGTGAGATGTATCTATCTTTCAGTAAAGGTTTGGATAAGTATTACGGTCTAGTTGACATCATGAAAGGTATGGGAGTGATTTCCAATTCTGGTTCATCTTATTCAGATTGGGAAGGTAATAAACTTGGTTATCTCAAATCATTCTCAAAAGACACTGAATTGTGGGAGAATAAACTTCTTCCCGAATTGGAGAAAAGAATCAAAATCAATTGGGATTATGGTTCTGCGCCAGAAGATGATGACCTGATTGGTTTGGAAGAAGACGAAAGTGAAGATTGAAGAAGGTATTCATCTGTTTCATGGGGATTGCTTGGAAGTTCTAAAAAAGCTTCCAAGCAATTCTATTGATTTGGTTTTAGCTGATCCACCATATGGCGTATTGAAATATAATACGCATTGGGATAATGTCATAGATTTAGATATTTTATGGAGTGAACTGAATCGAGTAAAAAAACAAAAAACTCCCATATTATTATTTGCACAACAACCATATGCTTCAGCATTGGTGAGCAGTAATTTAAAACAATTTAAATATGAATGGGTCTGGGATAAGCACATTTCAAGGGGTATGCAATCAGCTAAATTTAAACCAATGGTTAGGCATGAAAGCATTTTGGTATTTGGTGATAAAGGTCATAATTATTACCCTATAATGGTAGAACGTGATAAGCCTATAAAAAGAAAATTGTATAAGAAAGATGATACATATTTCCATGGGGAAAATGATGGCGAATATCGAACATATACACACAAAAATCCCGAAACAATTTTGACTGGTTTTTGGGAAAAAAATAAAGGAAAAGTCCATCCAACACAAAAACCAGTTTCATTGTTGGAATATTTGATTAAAACTTATTCAAAAGAAGAAGATATTGTATTAAATTTTTGTTTTGGATCTAATTCCACAGGAGTAGCGGCATATAATACCAATAGAAAATATATAGGAATCGAAAAAGATCCCATTTTCTTTGAGATTGGTAAAAACAGACTTCAAGAATTGATAGATAACCAGTGATGATAATTCACTGGTTTTTTGAAACCTCTATCTTTATACTCACCGATGGTGTGTAATAAACCGTCTTTCTTGACTTGTTCAGCCATGTAAGACATCACACCAACTTCTTCATCTTCATCTTCATCATCTTCAATATTTGAAGATTTTCTTTTATTTTTTGAAGAACTCTTTTTCGATTCTCTTTCTTCTTTAGCTTTTTCTGACTCGTATTTTCTAAGAGCTTTTAAATCTTCACGAGAATCCATGTCATATTCGTCATCTACCGATAGACCAGCTTGCTTTCTATTCATTGCAACTTCTTTCTTTTCCAAGTTTTCTGCGCTTTGAATCAAATCTTTCCATTTCAGAACAATATCAATTTCTGGTTTAGTGATGATACCTTTAGCTTCAATATCATTTAAAAGACTTGGAGTATAGATATCCAACACACTTTCAATTGCTTTTTTCTGATCATCGATTATTTCTTCAGAAACTCCTTTAGTTTCTCTCGATTCCAAATCAGTTTCGTATTCATCTAATAGATATTCTGCAATTTCTTCTGGAAATCGATTGATGACATTTTTTATTATTTTGTCTTTTGATAAAGGTTGAGAATTATTTAAACGGTCTTGTAGAATTTTCAATGTTTTTCTAGCTTCTTCAACATTTACACTATAGTATTCGACTAAATCGACATCATCTACAAGACTCATTAAAGTTTCAACGAAAGTATCTAAAGGTACCATTTCTTCAGAAACATTTACTCCAGTATCTTGTGAAATAATAATCTTTTCATTTCTTCTAAGAGCTTGAAGTGCTCCCGCAGGAAGTAATGACCTACTTTTCCTATTAATTTTGACTATAATAGGCGATACTTCAGCTTTCATAGTTGCAAAATCATCTGCACTCATGGAATATTTTGATTGTATTTTATTTTGATATCCCTTTGCTCTGCTTCGGAATTCTGCTTTATCAGACATGGATGCTCTGTAATTTTTTACATATTCCTCATCTGTAATTTTATCTAAAAATTGTTGAGACAAAATTTTATTTGGGATCTTATTTGCCAAATAAGATAAAACATATTGATTTCTTTTATTACTGTCTTCCGAACCTCCTCGAATGAAATCTAAATAATCATCATAGAAACCATCGACAGTATCTTTGAGTGTTTTAAATAATTTTTCAACACTGGAATATGTGTATGTGGTTTTAAACACTTCTTCGTATAGTGCTTCCACGATAAAATCGTTGAGAGTTTTGGAAGGTGATGGTGGCGACCATTTTTCGAAAATCTTTTTCGCTATGAATTTTCTACCTTCCTTCATAAATTTTGCGACTTTTTCATTTTCTTCTGGTCGTGTAGTGGATGGTCTAGCCATTTCTTTAATGACTTCCACTTTTTCTACCAAATAATCGAATCCGTAATTTCTCATATTTGTATTTAATCAAACCATTGACATTCCGCTTGCTTGTGTTACAATAAAATATATGGAAATTAAAAATATGGTGATTTGTTCTGCCACGAAGCAGAAATATCCAAAAGATACGTTATTATATCAGAGTTTTAATGATATGAGTCTCGATGGGGAGTTTGATGTCAATTTCGCTACTGAGAACACTCATGGACTACCTAAAGTATATAATGTCTTTCTTGATCAGGCATTGAAAGATGGCAGAGATTGTGTGATTCTGGTGCATGACGATGTATATCTAGAGCATAATCCGATTCCCAAATTGGAGAAATTGTTTAAAGAATACGATCTGGTAGGTGTTGCGGGATGTTCTAGAGCAGAAATTAAATCACCAGCATTGTGGCATATTATGGGACAAAGACATCTACATGGTGCAGTAGCTCATTCACACGGAAATTCCAAAGTTATGACATCATTTGGTGTATATCCGCAACGAGTGGTGATGATTGATGGTGTTTTCATGGCATTTAATCGAAAGGCTATTGAACAATTGAGATTTGATGAAAATTGTCCATCAGGTTTCCACTTTTACGACTTAAATGTTTGTCAAAAAGCTTTAGAATTGGGGTTGAAAATTGGGGTTGGTGGTATTATGATTACTCATGCGTCACCCGGTTTAACAGAATTTACTGAAGATTGGCGCAAAGGAGAAGAATATTACTTAGGACTTTATAGTAGATAATATGTCAGCAATTGATTTAGATTATTTTGAGAACGTTTTGGTGAAGAGTGCGATGCTTGATGCATCGTATCTTTCTACTATTGCTGATCATGTCAAACCAAAGTATTTCAATAACAAAAACATCGCAAAATACTTTGAAATTGTTGCTGATTTCTATGAAAAGAACCAGAAATTACCAACATTCACTGAAATCAAGGTTTATCTGACTGATGACAACCTTAAAAAAGGTTTTAAGGGTCTTATTGAATCATTCAAAGAGATTGATGAACATTTAGATAAGGAAGAATTATACAAAAATACTGAGAAGTTCCTCAAGGAAAGAGGAATGTATTATGCAATTCTTGAATCCGCTGAGATTATCAGTGAAGAATCATCCAACTTAGAAAGTGTTGTCGAAAAATTTGAGAAGATTGCTGGCATCAATCTTAATGTGGATCGAGGAATTGAATTGTATGGTGATGTAGATAAGATCATCGATGATATTGTGTCAGAGCAGACCACTATTTCCTCTAAATGGGCATGGTTTGATGAGCATTCTGGTGGTGGATTTCGTGAAGCTGGTAAGGCATTGTATGTATTTGCAGGTCAAGCCAACATTGGTAAGAGTATTGTGCTTGGTAATGTGGCTGAGAACATTGCATCACAGGGTAAAACGGTGCTTGTAGTGACACTGGAGATGTCTGAAACACTCTATGGTCAAAGGATCGCATCCAAGGTTACTAAGATACCTATGAAAGACTTTAAGGATGATCCCCATACACTTAGATATGCATTGAAACAAGAGAAATCGCGAAATCCTAATGGTAAGATTTTCATTAAGGAGTTTCCACCATCTACGATTACACCAAAACAGCTTCAAGCATTTTGTAAAAAGTTGACAGATTCTGGTGAGAAGTTGGACGCGATTGTGATCGAT